TTGATGATGCCGCCTGCGGTTCCAGGACTCAACGCGATATCGTTCGAGATGCTCTGAGCGTTGCTAGAATTATTGGTTATGTATGAATTATCCAATTTGGTAAACGCGATGCCCGATATAGAAAAAGCACCGGCCGCAGCAGGAAACGTAATGTTGTTTACCGAAAACGATGATATATCATTTGTCGGAGTCAAACGAGTTGATCCGCCAAAGATTAAACTGTTGTTGCTATTCGGGACACGATTTCCAATCCAGTTTGCGGTTAAGGACCAGTTATCGGTCGATCCTAATCCGGTCCAAGTTGCCTCGGTCAGCACAATAACTTGCTGTGCCGACATCACCGCTATTCTAAAATCTCTAATATTCATACTTTGATTTATATCAACTTAACATTCCTATCGCCACGAATGATTCGCTAGTGGGTGATATGTAGATATAAACTGCCGAATACGATACTGTATTCGTAAAGGTAGTCAACGTGCCGTTGATGGTATTAGTAGAACTACGATTGATGGTCAAAGGAGCTCCACCCGTATTTACGATTCCAATCGACCAGCCTGATGTAACCGATGACCATACCGGCAAAACCAAAGTATTGGTTCCTGTAACATGAAATATTTTTCCATTATCGGCTTCAGCGAAAGTTTTACCTGAACCTGTGATGGATGTATCGATCGCCGCTTCTCCGTATACCGTCACTGCATCGGATGCGTTCTTGTAATAAAGCTTATTATCTGCATAGTTAAGTGCCAATTCTCCTGCTTCCAGGAACGTAGAAGAAGGAATCGCTCCTACTACCCCGCTGTTCTTAACCTTTATCTTTGCGTTGCTATTGCTCATCAGAAGTATTTATGTATCAATAATAGATTCTAACCACCAATTGCCAATCTGTATTCGAAAAGAGCACATTAAAATTAGTATTGGTAGCCGAAGATGTTCCTGTAGCAGATGTATAAAGACGCACGTCATTGACCATAATACTTTGATTGCCGCTAGTGGCTCTTCCAACAGCAAATCTATTAGGAGTTATATAGGTATCCAAAAGATAAGATGAACGCCAGTTAGTAACATCAATATATGTTCCAATACCAGGATATCCGGCCGATGCCAATGGAGCATTAGCCGCTGCTACACGTTTTAAGAAAACTGAATATGAAGTAAAGTTTGTAACATCATGTGCAACATGCCAAGCACATGCATCATTCAGAGCACTTACATTTGACCATAAGCGATATTCTTTGAATTGGGGAGTTTTGCCGTCAACATATGCCTTGGTGGTGAGATGCGTCGAAAGCGTAGGAGTAGCAGCGGTAATGTTTCCGCTTGAAGTTAATGATGTACCAGTGATAGATCCACCAGTAATTGCACCAGTGGTACTAATTGTGCCACTACCAGCAGCCAATGATGTACCAGTAATTGCCCCGCCGGTAATAGCTCCAGTTGTGCTAATTGCTCCACTGCCAGCACTTAATGATGTACCAGTAATTGCCCCACCGGTGATTGTGCCGGTAGTACTAATTGTGCCGCTACCAGCACTTAATGATCCACCGGTGATTGCTCCACCGGTGATTGTGCCGGTAGTACTAATTGTGCCGCTACCAGCACTTAATGATCCACCGGTGATTGCTCCGCTACCAGCACTTAATGATCCACCAGTAATAGATCCAGATGCAGATATATTTCCATTTACCTCAAAGGCATCAATCGCGGCAATCTTATTGATACCTACTCTTCCTACGCTAATAACGATTCCGTGTGAGTTGCCAGACCATTTTCCGATGATTATATTTTTTGTGTCTCCGGCAGAGGATCCGCCGATAATTGAATAATCGCCTGAAGCAACTAACGGGTTCCAGGCACCTACAGTAGAATTAGGATTAAATCGCAAGTGTTGAGTCGAACTTGTGATGTTTAATGCCGGAGTCAAAGATGCCGTAGCGCTAACATTGATTGATGATGCCAATCCTGAAGTAAATCCACCTTTTACGATGAATCCTCCGACAGTGCCATTAGTAGTTACAGTTCCGGTCGTCTGATGCCACGTTGGAGCAGGAGCAGCCAACTTAATGGATTGAATGGTATTGTCGGCAATGTTGGCATTAGTTATGATCGGACTATAGTTTGCGATATGTCCGTTCGTCTTTTTGCGCCAGACGTCAAAGGTATCAGTAATCAATACTCCGTCTTGCCACGTAAGATCGATGTCATTAGAAGAAATAGGCATACTCGTATTTATGCTTTAGCGTTTTGTAGTATCTGAGAAACCAATTCTTTGAGGGAAGCGATTTCTTCTTCCAGAGAAAGTATACGTTTTTCCTTTTGATCACCTTCCATTTTACGCGCTACGGCCATGGCATATCCGTGTGCGTCTCGATTTAATATCGCGTTTGATGAACTGTCACGCTCGAGTGAAGGCTCATCCTTCACAGCTATCTTTGTTGTATTTTTACGCATATGTTGCTATTGCTCTAAAGTCTGTGATTGATGGGACATTCGGTCCATTTAATACCGATGAGGTGAATACTATTTTTACACTCCATGTAGAGAATGAATTTCCAGGAGCGTATTGATAAGATATTTCTTGGAAATCACCGACATTAGAAGAGATTGGGATGGCAGTTGTTGGAGGTAATAATACCCATGGATTATTCGCAAAGATATCGGTATCTTTCGTTTGTATCTTGGCATAGACCAATATTGCCTCAGACGGCGAAGGAAGCCTCGCTCCTAAGTATATATTCAACTGATTGGCCGGATTGTTTAATTCAACAGCGCGAGTGATGTATCGTGCAGTCGCACTACCATTATCTAATGTTAATTCCGTGGAAGTATCACTGTTGATTTGATTATCGATCAATACAACCGAAGATCTATCGCAATCAATATATGGCGCAACATAATCGCTGCTAGTAGACAATGAAGCAACAAGTTTGATACCGTCACGTTTGACTGTGAACCTCCTTGGCAAGAAGAGCGTTTCATTGATATTGATATCGTATTCAAATGGAGTGACAAAGGCGACATCAGTGAGATACAGTTTCCAAGAGATGTTAGTATTGTTCTGCGTGATATTCTCGACGGTAGTCTTGAGTGTCGAGAATGATAGCGAATCATTTCCGGGTTGATTCACACCTTGTATGATCACTTCACGCGTAACATTTGTAGTACTAAATTTAGCCCGATAGAGGCTAAATTTCATATCTTTGTTTTGATCCGCTGTCCAGGTAGAACCGTTTTGACTCTTGAACAATACGCCCGCATAAGGGTTCTTGGCGATTATTTCATAAGGAGCGACGATGTTTTCTTTTCCTACTTCAGAAACATATACCATATAATCAGAATCATTTGACATTACTACGAACGCATATTCAATTCCGGGTTGAAGATAGACCGGAGAAGAAAATACGAATGTTGTAGGCGTAGTAGGTGCCGATGGGTTAATAACCACATCTGCCGCATCTTTCGTCAGTGCCGAGAATGGGATGATGTTTTGTGTGGGCATACCGTTCTCCATCGAGACGATATGAACCGAAACTGGAATGTTTTTGGTCGATTTCGTCTTGAAATAGAGATCAAGCTTAGTGATGTATGCACCGTCGGTTTGTTTTTCGTCTAAGATAAACGACTGAGCCAATGGATCGTCCCAGGTAACTTTAACCACCGCAGCGTTTGTCCGACTATCGGATACCTTCGTAGTATCAAATCGCGGGATACGAGTCGAGATAATGGTATTTTCCTTTGTCTCTAAGATACCTGTCGCATAGTAGGTAGAATCAGCGATTGTAGTAAAATCGTTTGGATTATTAGTTAAAGAATCCGTCAAGCGGAACGAACGTTGACCAGTTTTAAATTTAAGGTCGCTGTTGTTAGGTATGATGAAATATCCATTGGCTTTACCGGTAGAATCAGATATAACAGGTGTAGCTGTAATTCCTAAAGAACCTACTGCCACGCCGTCGTATATGGTACTATCAGTTTGATTTTTGAATTGAACCACATCGATTAGCGGCACCGAAACAGTATAAGCGCTGATATCAACTCCGTCAAAGAATGGATAGACTCGAGTATTTGGTTTCAAACGAGTGGCTGTAAAATAGATTTTACGCGAACGAATGAAAGGGATATAACTTATATCTACGACTTTTTCTCCGAGACTTTCTTTATTATCAGTATATGATAAGGTAGTACGAGTTCCATCACGAAGACTAGTGCTGGTGACAGTAGTCGTAGTTTTTCTTCTCATCACACCATCCGGAGCTTTCGCAACGTGTTTGGCTCCTCTGTTAACCACAGGTGCTCCTGTCCAGTTAACTTCCCATTCATTCCAGTGATAACCCAGTAATCCTGAGGATTGAGCACTAAAGGCGATCGCGTCATATGCATTGTTATCATTGACGATGACGTCTGGTCTAACGATGGTTGATTTCCATTCATCCGAAGAAGGGGAAAGTTCAACTGCGCCGTTCCACATCGTCATATTAAACGGATTGACGCTCTCGGCGTTTGCCGTCGCATAAGTCTGTTCGATTATCTTTTCATCTGTATAAGCGATGCTGGTCGTATTATTATTGTTGCTCAACAGCGCATTTGTTTTGCTCGCAGAATCAACTTTAAGATCGACAAGTGTAGTGGTATAATATGGAAGAAGTTGTCCATTTACTGAGTCGACGCTACATTTGTATCCAGCATTGGTCACATCGCCGATATTATGGCCAAAAAAGCTATCAACGATGATTCCGTTTTTATAACGCTGAAGACCACCTGCAGTCAAGATTTGTTTATCCTGGGCAGAGCGTTCGAGCAGCGAAAGGGAAGTATAATACTCGATGTTAGAAACACGCTTCTCAATGTTGCCGATGTCGCGCATCGTATAACGTTTGTTATCGATGAAGGATGGCACAATTTCGTCAGTGCTAAAAGTATAGGCTGGAACGTATAGACTATACAGATTCATCGCATCCTTCGGTACTGCCGGAGCCACCGGATTTACCGCTGCGCTACCTTCGTCGATATAGAATTGACCGGCGCTGTTTACTAAAACGTTGTCGACGCGAGGGAGATAATGACTTACAGTGGCGACGATGGTGGAATTGGAATCCAACCGAACTGCTGCGGTTTCTCCATTATCATATCTAAAATCGATACAATCGCCTAAACGAACACCGGCATATTTAGGAATATCTTCTAAACCGTCGAGAGCGCTATACGAATTGACGATGTACGGCTTACCTGTCGCTGCAGTATGCGGGTAATACGAATACGTGATTGTTAATGCTGATGTCAATGGCGATGAATCTTTATAAACTAAAAGTGGAGTTTTAAAATAGTTTGAGGTGATTCCATCCTCGATCGTAAACTTAGATGTTACGTTTGTACCGCCGTTCATAATTTGCACTGATGAAGCGATGATATCCACATTAGTGAGACCTATGATATTCGTCGAGGCCATGATTCCTGTACCATTCGTGGAAAATTCGACCTTATGATCACCTCGATAAAGCGCTAACTGAAATCTCGTCGTATCAGTGTAAATCACATAATACGTTGTTTGCGTATATATTCCAGTAGTACTAACAATGGAAGAAAATGATACGCGATCGCCTTCTCTCAAACCATGTCCACCAGCGATTGAAACATAATCACCGGCATCAGTAAATGTTACCGCTCTAGATGAATTTACTGTATACGTTGCAGACGACACTGTTTGCGTAGCCGCAGTAAGAGCCGATTTGCTATTGAATATGCTTGTTACAATAGTTGGAGCAATGATTGACGCGGTATTAGCGCCGCCTTGCGCAGCTCCGGGAACGAGCAGATATACTCCAGAATTGGTATCGATATAGACCGAAGTTACAGGACGAACAACTCCGCCATGATCTACGACGATATAATTTGATGGGGAAGTATCCTCAAATTTTGAACTGCTAAGATTCGGATGGGGAATATTCACCCATATTCCAGCTATTCCGTTTACAGTAGTCGAACTAGGAGTAGCAGTAAATGATGTACGAACGCCATATCTCAGCGACGTGATCGAGTCAATTGCCTCATACGGAAATGGGAAAACGTTTGTGTTGTTGCTTGTTCCGAAGAGAGAGAATCCCGCAGTGTTAGCAAAATTATGCACATCGACGTCTGCAATGACTGTAGTTAATGCTAAAAATTTAGCATCACTTAATCTTTTTCCATCGCATAATACTAAATCATAGATGAAGATGTTATATGCGCCATTGGTAACATATTCTATGTTACGAATCCTGCACGCACCTATGAAAGTTGTGGCAGCCGCTTCTCCATAAAGGTTATATGTAAGAGTGGTATTATTGATATCCGGCAAAGCGCCATTATTTGGAATATCTAAACTCGTCGAAACGATGTAGTTATCTTGACGAGCAGTGAAGGTAATGTTTTCGACTGTTTCGGTAGTATTTCTGGCTTTGTTTCCAACTAGATCATTTCGATCGGTCAATACGATTCGATATCCTTTGACGTATGCGATTGAAGGCTCGATGCCGGCAATGTATTTGGTTTTTGCTACTGCCTCGTCAATACCACTTGGTAAATTTGCCAGAGTATACTTGCCAAAATTAGTTCCGTCATTAAAATATTCTTTTACGTCTAGTTTAAATGGACGAACGCTATAGTTACCAGACTCTTCGAATGTACGAGTGGCCAATAAATCATCTAAAGATTTGGCATCAGATGAATTACTATTAGGAAGCGCCGGCTTTAATGTCTGAGAATTTACAATCGTTAGCAGTTTGGCAAAATCATAAGATGGGATGTTGTCATCATAGATGAATACCAATTCTAAATTGATAGCCTGACGATCTGCGCCTGGAGCCTGAAAGTTCGGTGAACCGGTGGCATTATCGAATAGCGTTTCATCGGCGACTGCAGTAATAATGGATTCAGTGATCTTGAACGCTGCGAAGCCATTGACCAGTTGTCCCGAAGTGATTGGAACAAAAAGTCGTTGCGGCGAATCATTGACAACAAATGATCCGTTAACGAAGAAGATTCCTTTGTTGATGAAAAATCCTAATGAATATCCAACTCGCAAGACTGCACCAATAGCAGCGTTCGTATCAGTGTTATCGATCGTATCACTCACTGCAAATACGCGAGTCGTACCATTCGTTGTATCAGACTTACTATATCTTAAGAAAAATCTATAAGTCGTCGTGACATCATCAGTTAATTCATATCCGATGATGTCAGCAGTAACACCGTCTTGATTCTTTAATGCGGTAGATGCCGCGGCTAACTCTGCAGTAGTTTCAATATCAACCGAATAGATATCATTCTTGAATGTAATGAGACCATCTACGACGGCAGCCCCATTCGTATAAAATGAAGATCCAAATTTATCAATTTGTGCACGAAGCATAGACTGAATCTGATTCAATTCCCTGTTCTGAACACTATATCCGGGTTTAAACAGAATCTGTTGAAAATTCTTATTTTCATTTGATGAACTGATAAAATCATCAAAGTACGGAGAATGCTGTTGTGTCGTGATTGGCATTATTAGAATTGAATTACAAGTTTAATTTCTTCTTTTTGAGTAGCATTACGGCTAATAGGCTTTCTATTTTCGATAAAAAGCACTTCACCCGTATTGTGTACATATTCTGATTCGTTTACGGTGCTAAATAAGTATGTCGTACCGGAATCGCTATTAATATATATCGTTCCTCCAGCAGTGGTAAACTTAGCATAATTTACTGAATCGCTATCATTTTGATGATAGTATAATTTACCCGTACCGGTACCGCTATCATAAACATATGAATCAAAGAAAGCCTTTGCTTTTACTCCACTGCCGACTTCAGTGATGACATCACCGGTGACAGCGTCGATCGAAGCTGCAGAAGACACCAAATATTTCAATGCGTCAGCCGAAGTGTTGTCATCTGGAAGAGTCGAAGTAATCGTAGGATTTTTGATCAAAGAAATTTGGCGATAAGATAAAATCTGTGCATCTCCACTTGGATCCTGCGCAATTAATTTTCCATCGAAATCTGCGGCGAGACCTAAAAACCAGGTTGGAAGGTTATTTAAAATCGTCGGCCCGAATCCATCGAGAGGAGCGATGTTTGGTATGATGATTGCTCCGCTACCTCCACC